GTTCAATGAGATCGGAATCAGGAGTGAGGTCATCCATGGCAATCTTCCGAAGCCTGAACGCCGGGCCATGCTCGCTCGACTTCATTCGGGTGAAACTCGGGTTATCCATGGGGTTGGCGTACTCACCGAAGGGTTCGATGAGCCTACGTGTGACGTGGTTGTGGTGGCTAGGCCCACCCGAAGCGCGCCGCTCTATCAGCAGATGGTGGGACGTGTGCTCCGGCCAGACCTCACGCTGCCTCCGGCTGAGCGCGGGAAGGCTCTCATTCTCGATGTGGTGGGCGCGGGAGCGAACCACGATCTCCGATCGCTGATCGATCTCTCACCGGAGCGCCCACTGGCGGCAGCTGCGGAGCAGCACGAAGACTTCTCGCTGCTGGAGCTGGACGAGTGGGTGCTCGAAGAGCTCGAAGAGAAGCGTGCCGGCGCCGGCTACGAATTCGAGGGAGCGGAGGACTACACCGGTCCCGCCGCGGTGCTGGAGTTCGATCCGCTCGGCCGCTCGCAGATGTGGGCGCAGACCCCGGAGGGCACGTGGTACATGGGCGCCGGCGGCAACGCCTACGCCTTCCTGGTGCCGTCCCTGGCCGGTGAGCCGTCGCACTTCGACGTGGTGCTGTGCTCCAAGATCGGCCCGTACAGCCCGAGCTACGACCAGTACGCCGCCAAGCGGGAGGCGGCCAGGGAGGGCAACCTCGACAGCTGGTGCTGGGCGCGCGCCACCGAGCACATCGATCTGCCGCTGGAGCAGGCGCTCGGCTGGGCGGAGGAAGCGGCCATGGAGATCGGCGGCCATGGCTCCAAGACGCTCACCGGCCGTAAGAGCGCGTGGCGCAAGGGGCCACCAAAGCCTGGCGTGCTGAAGAAGGCAGCGGCCATGCGGCTGCGGGTGGAGGAAGGCGCCACCGCGGGCGATGTGTCCGAGATGATCGATGCCGAATTCGCCCGCCTGCGCGTCGATCCGCTAGTGAAAACTGTCGTACCCCATCCGTAGGGCGGGCCGAAGAAAGTGAGGGGCCATGAAAGTCACGAGCAAGATGATCAACGCGTTTGACGGCGCGAAGCCGTGCGAATGCCATCCTGAAGATGGGACGGGGACGCGTATCCAGGCGGTGCTGGATGAGCTGTTTCCGCCGCCGGGCGCCAATCCGCTGGCCGACAACCTGGCGCCGCACCGCAACAGCATGGAGCTCAGTCTGCTCCGGAATGTGCTGAACACGGTTGATGGCGCCGAGGCGCGCGTCCGTGAGCGCATGGAGCTGGAGCGCCGCCGGAGCGGCGCCGGTTTTCTTGGCCAACAGGATCCGGAGGCCGAGCAGATCCTGACCACGCTCACCACCATTCGCCGCGCGCTGATGCCGTGGGCCATGTCCGGTTGGATCTCCATGAACGCCGAGCGCGACACCGAAACGGGGCAGCAGTGATCAACGAAGTGAATCTCACCAGCCCAAAGAGCAACAGCACGTTCGGCATCCCGGAGAGCGTCACGCGAGAGCAACTCGAAGCCGCGTGCGAGGCGCCTGGGCTGGATCCGAAGTTCGTGATCTCGATGCGCGTCGGCCTTCGCGCCATCGAGGTGGAGACGATCAACAGCACGCTTGGCGCCCGCGTTTATGCCACCATCCCGGTGGTGTCCAAGTGACCGCGGGCGGGATGGCGCTGTTCAAGCCGGCGCCGGGCGATGACGGCAAGGTGACGTTCGCCAGCCTCGCATTTGGCGAGCGTCACCCCACGCTCGGGAGGTACAAACTCCCACTGCTTCCCGGCGAGGAAGGCACGAAGACCGGCGGGGACTGGGTGCCGCGGGGCGTGCAGTCCGCTACCAACCTGGCCGGCTCCATCTCGGAGACGCGCGCACTCGGTATCTGGGAGCGGCAGCGTAGCCAGCTCGGTCTAGCGCTGGACGGTCAGCTCTACGAGCGGCTGGCGTACCTCATCCGCACCGCCCTGGCCGATGGTCTCGATCTCAACGAGAAGCTGTCCGCCACCGAGCTCGGCCAGCGGGTGAGCGCCGAGCTTGAGCTGCTGCACAACGAGGCGCGGGAGCGGTGCGGCGCCAACATGGCGGCTACTCGCGGCACCGCGCTGCACAACGGCTGGGAGCACCGCGCCGGCAGTACTGAGCCGGGCTCCGCGCTGTTCTCCGACGTGCCGCAGGAGGGCGCCATGTTCGTGGCGCTGGAGACGCTGCTGAAGCGCGCCGGACTGGAGCGGGTGCCCGGTCTTCAGGAGCGCGTGGTGCGCCACGTGGAGCTGAACGCCGCCGGCCGCTTCGACGATGTGCTCCGCACCACGCGGGACATCGTTGAGCTGAATTACGGCCCGAACGGTGAGGTGCAGAACCGCGTCATTCCCGCGGGAACCATGTTCATGGCCGACCTCAAGACGAAGCGCGACCGCTTCTGGAGCTGGCTGGAGGTGCGCATTCAGCTGGCCGTGTACGCCACCGCGGAGTGGATGCTGGAGACTGGCAACTACGGCGCCGGTCAGCCTGCGCAGCGCGCGGAGTACATTCCCGGCCCGAAGCATCACGTCAGCCAGCAGTGGGGTGTGGTGCTGCACATGCCGCAGGACGGTGCGCCGCCGGCACTGAAGCGAGTCAACATCCAAGCAGGGTTGCGTGCGGCCAGGCTGGCGCGCGCCGTCTGCGATGAGCGCAGCGAGGGCAAGAGCGTGGCTACTCACGGCGAAGCGGAATGGCCGGAGATTCTCTGACGTAGGTGGTTGACAACTCACCCACGTGCGGTAGAGTAAGACTCAGATGGAGCGGGGTTACCGGTACTACCCTCCTAAGACGTAGAACCGGGGAGGTGGGCTCGTGGGTTTCATCGAGATCATCTGGACGTGACAACTGAATAGGGCGGGGCTCCACGGGTCCCGCCCACCACGCCCCGCCGAGCAGGGCCTCTCCCCGGTCTTTACGAACGGGATTACGTTTGGCCTGGTGGACGGAGATGGTTCGACTCCATCACGGGGCACGCAAGCATCGAACTGCGACGAAGCGAGGTAATACGCATGCCAACAATCGCCCAGCTCTTCAGTGGAATCACTCCGCCGCCTCCGGATGCGCCGCGCTCGCTGCGTGAGCTGTTCGAGCAGGGCAAGTGGTGGAAGGGCGCAGAAGGCTGGATTCGCGTCAAGGACATGACGCCGGCACATCGACTGAACGTCGCCCGCCTGCTCATCAGGAACGCCGCGGACTACGCCGAGCAGATGGCGTGGAGCACGCACGCCGCGCTGGTTGGGCTCAACGCCCCCGAAGAGGTGGTGGACGACATGTTCCGCGAGATGGAAGAGCGTGACGCCGAACCCACCGCGTGGATGTGCAAGACCAAGCTGTACCGCAAGATCACCAAGAAGATCAAGATCGACGCTAGTCCCACCAACTTCCGCTGACCGGCGATGAACGGAGCACAGGACATGCGCAACACCAGCCGCGAGAGCGCGCTTCAGAATCAGCAGCAGCGGACCGCCCAGTCCGAGCGCCGGCAGGCGGCCATGAAGACGGACCGCGTGGCGTGGTTCCGCAGGCGTAAGAGCATCTGACACACTCCAGACCGGGTGGCGCATGTACGGCATGAAGGTCGGCTGCGCCGCCCACCCGCCCCCGTAGCTCAATTGGCGAGCACCAGAGTCGCGACGCAACATGTACTGGCGGTATGTGGGTTCGAGTCCCACCGGGGGCACCATGCGGCACCAGCCGCAGCAGTGCGACGAAGCAATGGGAGCAACGCGTGACGCAAACGCAGAACGACCCGTGGGCCGCGGCCGGCGCCGCACCGGCCAGTGACAATGGCAGCGCCGAGCAGGGCGGCCAGGGGCTCATGCCGCCGGCGCCGGCCGAGCAGGAGAGCAGCATCGGCGGCGGGGCGTTGTTCAACGGGGGTGGCCGCTCGCTGCCTTCGCTGTTCAACAAGACCCACTTCGCCGGCACCGAGCGGACCGGCGTGGTCACGGACATCAAGGATGTCCACAGCCGCGAGCTCATCAAGGGTGAGGACGGCAAGCTGTCCTCCGGCGAGCTGAAGTACTGGGAGGACGGCAACAGCGGGAAGGGCGTCAAGCCCGTCACGTACGCGCTGTCCAAGATCACCGGCAAGCAGAACCGCCCGGTGATGGACATCCATCTGCTGCTCGCCACCGAGTACCGCATGTCGGACGCCGAGGCATCCGCCGTGCAGCGCTCCGCCGACTTCGTCAAGGACGACGACGGCGGCCGGGCGTACGTGGTCGGCAACATCAAGGACGTGCAGGCCGCGATCGAGGCGTACAACAAGACGGAGACCGGCAAGTCGGCTCCGATCAAGGCGCCGGCGGACATCGTCGGCAAGCGGCTCACCGTCAAGCGGATGAACAACCCGGGCGAGAAGCGCAACGAGCTGATCCGCTTCTCCGCCGCCTGATCAGCGGCACCAAGACGGAGCGCGAGCGCGGGCGGGTCACTCCGGCGCTCGCGCTCCGTCATCCCGCGCCACTTCGTAGTGCCGTAGCCCCGGTTCGATTCCGGGGGTATCGGGAAGCGCAAGTGGCGCGGGCTGTGGGAGATCCACTCATTCGCACGTAAGCGATGATCAGCGAAAGCAGAGAGCAGGGGCCATGAAGAACGGTGACAAGCTGCTACCGCCGGAGCCGCCCGCCATCGTGCGCGCGGTGCAAGACCGCGACGGCGATATATGGAGGCGGCGCCCGGACGGCACCGGCTGGAGCGTCGACCTCAACGACAGCAGCGGTACGTCGTGGGGGGCGGTGTGCGAGTACGCGCTGCTGACCGTGACGGAGACCGTCGAGCCTGTCGTCATCACGGCGGACATGGCGGAGCGCGGCTACACCGAGTACGCCGAAACAGAAAATGGATCGCTCAACTACGACTTCGCCGCGGGCATGAAGGCGGCGCTGGAGAGCGCCGGCATCCCGTGCGAGATCGACTTTGACGCGTCATGAACGCCGGCCAGATCCTCGGGCGGGAGATGATCCCGGACAAGCCCAACAGCCCGTGTGCGGCGTGTGGCCACATCACCCTGGCCGACACCCGCGGGCTCACCGCACCCATCAACGTGGCCGGCTGCCGCGTCGCCATTTCGGACGGGCACGGCGGTGACGTGATGGTGATGCTGTGCCTCAACGCCTCCGCCTGCTGCGCTCGCTACCGCCGCGGCCTCCAGCCCGCCGGCTACGCCGCCCTGCTCCAGCGCGACAACTGACCCGAAGCCCCGTACGCGAGTCCTCCCCGAAACCGGGTGGCGTACGGGGCTTCGTCTTTCTAGTTGACATCTGGGCAACGTGGGTTAGACTGGAGATGCGCCGGCGCCCCGGCCAAACAGACATCAGAGTTCCCGGGGCGCCGTGCCCTAACCGGAAAGGTTGATCATGACAAGCGAAATCAGGGCCGAGAGCGGCCAGGGGTGGGCGCGCAGCGCGGTCGGCATTGGCGCCGTGCTCTCCGTGGCCGGCAACATCACGCACACTGTGCTGACGCCGAGCGCCGTGCACCTCGCCATCCGCATCCCCATGGCCGCCGCGCTGCCCGTCATTCTCTTCATCGCCGTCGAGGTGTTCGTGCGAGTGGCGTGGCGCCGCACGCTGCTGGACTTCATCGGCCGCGCCACCCTGATCCTGCTCCCCGCCTTCGGTGCCGGCTACGTCAGTTACTTCCATCTTCGCGACCTGGCCGCCCTGAGCGGTGAAGACGCCATCGGCCGCGTTGCTTGGCCGCTGTCCGTGGACGGACTCATGCTCGGCGGCACCATCGCACTGCTGGCCATCCGCGCCGCCCGCATCGCTGAGCAGATCAAGCCCGCCGCGGTCATCCCGATCGAGGCCGAGATCACAGAGCAGGCCACCGTCCCGCTGGCGCTCGAGCCGGAAGCCGTATCGGAGCCCGAGGCGCTGGAGCGTGTCACGCAGCCCCGCGCCGAGCGAGCGCCGCGCGGGCAGGTGAGTGAGAACATGCGCGCCGCCGTGCTGGCGCTGGTGGATGCCGATAACCCGCTGAGCGTGAAAGACGCAGCCGAGAAGCACGACGTGGCCCGCTCCACGCTCGGCCGCTACGGCACGGTGCTGGCGCTGCTCCGCGATGACCCGCAGCGCGATCTCCCTGACGCGCTGGCCGGCCGCGTCAAGCCGGAGCTGGTCGGCATCATCCGTGACGCTGCCAACCGTGGGCGTGCGCGATGAGCGCGGGCGAGGGCAACAAGTGGGGTTGCTCCGAGTCCGTGAGCGGAAGGCACAGTCCGGCCCGCGCCGATGGTCGCTGCGACTGGTGTGGCAAGCGCGCCACGTTCGACCCACCGCCGAGCCCTGGCCCGGACGGATGGGAACCATCCGATCTCACGGAGGCGTACGGCTATCACTACGAGCCGGACTACGGCGCCGAGAGCCTCGATCAGATCCGTAACCGATACCAGACGGGACGAGACTCATGATCCGCGAAGGTGACTTTGTGATCATCCCGGCCGACGCGCCGATGGACGAGTGGGCGCTACAAGACGCCGAGCGGGCGGGATGGTTCGAAGCGATCGGCCAGCGGCAGGCGGAGCTGCTGCTGCGAGCGCGGCGTTCGCGCAGTCACGCGCTGGTGGCCATGCACACCCGTCAGTTCAACCGGGAGCGCATGGCGTTGCGGCGGTTGGTGCAGCGCGGGCTGTTCTTCGAGCCGCGCAAGTACGGCAGCCCCGCGCTCGGCTTCATCTACGTCTATCAGCTCACCGGGCGCGGCCGGAGCTGCTGGATCAAGAGCAACCGGAGAGCGGCATGACCGGCCAGCGCGCGGCTCCGGAAGGGTGCATCATCCCCGGCTGCACTGAGCCCGTGGACGCTTTCGCGCTGTGCAACTCCGATCTCTTCGCGCTCATCGGCCAGTGCCTTGGGAAGAAGCGATTGCCGGAGTACACGCGGCGCGGGCTGCGCATCGCTCGCGCCGGCTCCGAGCTCGTGAAGTACAACTGCCCCATCTGCGGCCAGTGGCACATGGGCACTGTGCTCCCGGATCAGGCGGCGCGCTCCGCCCGCACGGCGGAGCTGCTCACCGCGCTCCGCAACAGCGGGCAGGGGTGGCGCATCACGTGGCTGGCCGGGCAGATCGAGGGTCTTGACCGCACGCAGTGGAAGGCACAGCACGCCGCCCGCAAAGCAGCCGAGCGCGTCGAAGCGGCGCGCCGCGGCCCGATGGGAGATCCGTCATGACTCCTGTGGCGTGGCGAGCAGGCGAGGTGGCGGAAGTAAATGATCTTTTGCGTCAGAATCACTATCTCGGCCCGATCAAGTCCGGCGCTTTCGCATGCATCGTCATCGGGCATGTCGGCGAACGCATCGTAGCGGCGCAGGTCTGGCGCCGGCCTACGTCGCGCCGACTCCCCTCCGATGGATCATGGCTGGAGCTGTCGCGCTGGTGCCTCACGCCGGCGGCCGGGCTCAACGCCGGAACGCGGCAGCACGCCGCTGGCGTCAAGATTTTGAAAGCGAGATTCCCTGAGCTGACCACCTTGGTCAGCTACAGCGATCCGTCGCAGGGGCATACCGGAGCGCTGTACCGCGCTTGCAACTGGCGCTGGTCTCCAACCTGGCATCGCCTCCGGCCACCACCTACCGGCTCCGGGAATTGGGGCACCGAGAAAGTGCAACACGTCAAGGACCGGTGGATCTTCGAAGTCCGGCGTGACCGCAGGCGCGAGTCGCTGCTGCTGATCAACGATCGAGGGGCCATCCGCCGCTGGCTGAGTGAGCGGCACACGGATCAAGAGATGTCCATTGCGCGCCGCTCGCTGGCCGCAGATCTCAGGGAGGCGCTGTCATGACGCACGGATGCACGCACCGGCTGGGTGGTGCCGGGTTATGTTCCTGATGCGCGATCGGGCGGAGAAGGTGGTCGAGTACCACCACTACCCGGAGCCCGACTTCATCTCCCGCCGCCGGCGCCTGGCGTGGCACTACCGTTTCTGGCTGGGGCGCCCACTCGACAACGTGCGCTGGACCAACTCCACATGGAGCAGCCCGGCCAGCCGCGGTGAGGCAAGCTGGTGGCTCCGGTTGTCTGGCCGCTCCCGCCTTGCGCTCCGCGTGCTCATGCTCTGGTGCGCGCTGGTGCTCCCGCTGCTCATCGCGCTCATCGTCTTCTCCGCGCTGGACGTGGTACCGGAGCAGGTGAGCAACTGGAGCAGGAGCGCGCTGCTCCGCATGCTCCTGGCTCACGCGCTCATCGCCGCTCCCGTGCTCATCCTGCTTCAGCTCCGCGCCATCCGTGCTCACGGGCTCCGGGTGCCAGTGCTCCAGCGCGTCATGGTGGAGCTGGAGAATCCCGCCACCCCTCCGCTGGAGCTGGCCGATCGCAGCCACGCGGAGCGTGTGGCCATGGCGGAGCAGCTTGAGCAGCTGGAGCAGCGCGGCCGGCTCACGCTCACCATGACCACCGTCATCGAAGGACGGTACGTGTGGCTGCGTGACGTAGTGCAGCCGCTGGCCATGGCCCTGGCCGACTCCCTGGACAACATCTACCGGCCAGGGGATCTCGACTGGATTCACGTTCCCCGCAACTATCTGGAGCCCGGCGGCGGCAAGGTGGAAGTGCTGCTCCCCACCGGCTTCTCCGGGAGCATGGCCACCAAAAAGACGGTGCTGGAGAAGACCATTGCCAACAAGCTGGGGATGCTCGATCCGGTATTCGAGTGGCAGGTGAGCGGACGCAAGCCCCGCGTGCTGGTGAGCATGCCCCCTGCTCCGCCGAAGGTTGCTCACTACGCCGACTATCGCGCGCTGCTGGAGCAGACGGAGGAGTTCCGCCCGTTCCTCGGAGTGAGCGCGGTGCCCCGCGGCGAGGACACCGGAGCGCTGGTGAGCGCGGAGATGGTGAGCGACTCCCCGCACATCGCGCTCAGTGCCGGCTCCGGAGCAGGTAAGAGCATGATGAGCAAGGCCGTCATCATGCAGGCGCTCCGCTGGGGCTGGGGCGTCATCATCCTCGACTGGAAGGCCGAGAGTCACACATGGGCCAAGGGGCTGCCGGGCGTCAAGTACTGCGTCACCGAAGAGGCCATCCACGACACGCTGGTGAACGTCGGTGAGCAGGTAGACATCCGCAAGACCAGCGGCATGGAGGGCCGCGCCAACGTGCTGGTGGTCTGCGAAGAGTGGAACATGACCGCCGTGCTGCTGGCCGAGTACTGGTCAGCGCTGCGTTCCATGGCTGATCAGGAGGAACGGCGCACCATGCCGGCCCGCTCGCCGGCGTTGCGCGGCTTCGGCTCGCTGGTGTTCGCCGGTCGTCAGTTCGGGCTGTTCTGTCTGCTCATCGCCCAGCGCATGTCCAACCGCGTGTTCAACGGCAACACCGATCTGCGGGAGAACTTCCAGATTCGGTTGCTGGCGCGCTATTCGGCGCAGACCTGGCGCATGCTCATCCCGGAGATGAAGCCCATTCGCAAGCCCAAAGAATTGGGGCGCTGGGTGGTATTCGCGCAGGATGAGGTAACGCACGTGCAAGGCATTCTGGTGTCCGACGAAGAAGCGCGTGAGTACTCCACAGGTGGGCAACCCAACCCCACCACACCCTTCGGTATCACGCGGGCGCCGGAGGGTGACGCAACCGGTGACGACATCGACATCTTGCTGGATGATCAGGTTGCGTCAGACGCAGCGGGACGCAACGCACCGCAGCTGGAGCCAGCTCCGCGCCCCATGGCCAAGCTAGTTGACATCTCCGCTACGTTGGACTACCTTGGTATTACGCACAACGTCCTGCGGAATGCGGCCAGAAGTGACAGCCGAGGCGATCCGACATTCCCCGCGGCGGTAGGCGGAGACCAGTTCTCCGGCTATCTCTATGACGTGGTGGACGTGAAGGAATGGGCGATGCGAAAGCGCGCCGCCGAGGCAGCAAGAAAGGAAGTCCGGTGATCGATCAGTCCGTATTCGTCAAGCCGCAGTACGCGGCCAGCGCTGGCGTCACCGTACCGATCCTCAACGACCGCGGCCGGTGGACGTACACGCTGACATGGGTGCACTGCGGCCCGGAAGCTCCGTATCCCGCGATGTCCCGCCCGCGCACTCGCGTTGGCCGCACTCATCGGTGGTACCCGCGATGAGCGGCCAGGCAGGACTGTTCGCCGCGGTGTTCGTCACGCTGTACGCCGCGCACCACGTGGGCGACTACTGGGTGCAGACCGATCACCAGGCGCGGCACAAGGGCGATGCGGGTTGGTCAGGGCGCGCTGCCTGCTTGAAGCACGTGCTCACCTACGTGTGGACGCAGGCAGTCATGCTCGGCCTGCTCTCCGCGGTGCTTGACATTCCGATCACGTGGGGCGTGCATGCCGGACTGCTGATCTCCGGCGTCACCCACTACCTGGCCGATCGGCGCGAGCACGGCGTGATGTTCAAGCTGGCGCGACGGCTTCCGGGCAAGGCCGCGTTCCTGGAGCTGGGTCGGCCGCGCACTGGGTGGATCTGGAATCAGGCGGGCAACGAGACCATCGCGCCACGCGATGACAATCCCCAGCTCGCCACCGGGGCGTGGGCGCTCGACCAGGCGTGGCACATCTTCTGGGGCGTATTCGTAGCGGCGCTTCTGGTGGTGGCGCTGTGAAGCGCAAGACGTGGCGGCAGGCGGGATGCTACGTGCATCGGGCGCGTAAGCCACACGCTCCGATCGGACTGCCGGTCATCGGGCGGCACACCGCGTACGTCGGCCAGTCCAACAGTCGGGCGCACCGGGACGCTCAGCATCTTCTCGGCGGCGGCACGTACCGGGCGACCGCCAAGTCGTACGCCGATCTCGATGTCAAGATCTACTCACTGCCGTGCCTGTTCCCCAACTGGCGCCGGGCCCGGCTCGTTCAGGAGCAGTTGTGGATCTGGCTGCTCTGGCCGGTCTACAACGTGCAGGGCAACCGCTGGAATCCGCGCCGCATCACGCCAGCCGCGGCACTTCGCCAGCGCCAGGCGCGAAACTCCAGCAGCGGCTGGAACATCGACCGCGCCGTAGTGCGCTGGCTGTTCTGGCTGACCGTCATCGCCATCGCCGTCTTCGCCATGATCCGACTGTAAGGAGGACTAACTATGCCCGACACGAATAGCTGCCCCGCTCCTGCGCATCTGACACAGCGCGCCGTAACGCGCGGCCCGCGCGAAACGCAGTGCCGCTGCCAAGGATGGGAGCTGATCTTTGACCGGAAGCGCGAGATGACCAACGCGGCCAGGAAGCGACACGGGCGCAAACCGCTGCCCAGTCGGCGCCTCCCGTTCCTCATCTCGCCGTTGCCCGGTCGCGGCCCGTGGCGCATCCTGGCCGACTGCCCGGCGCCGGCGCACAACACCGAGGAAGCGGTCATCTCATGCACGCAGCCGCGCTGCGTCTGCCCACGCGCACTGGACATCAAGGAGCACGTGGCCGAGCGTAAGCGCGCCTTCCGCATGTCACCTGTGCGCAAGGGGCGCCAGCCCGGCTCAACGAACACTCCGCCGTACTGGATCAACGTGCGCACCGGGCACACCGCCGTCCCCGATCTCATCGACGGCGCATGCCGTACGCCGGACGGGCTGGCGGTGCTGGACATGGGCGGCAACGCCGCGGCGCGCCAGCTCTGCGGCGCGTGCCCGCTCGTCACCAAATACAGATGCGCCAACTGGGCGCTGTCGGAGGAGGTGCCGGCTGGAAGCTGGGGCGGCGTGTACGGCGGCATGACGCCGCTGGAGCGCAAGAAACTCATGCGTGAACTGGAGCAGAGCAGAGGGCGGAGTGTGGCGGCATGACGGCGCTGGAGTTGCATCACTCGGACATGACAGCCGGTGCGTTACGCAAGGCGTACGCCCGCGGCACTGTCGGCCGCATGACCGGGGAGCTCATGCGGGAATGGGAGATGCGCGCCCGCCTCAACGTCATGGTGCGCCGTGGCGAGATCGCTCCGGAGGTGGTGCTGGTGTCAGAAGGGCACACGCTCCACGCCTACTACATCCGCCTCAAGCCCGCCCGTTCCCGCTGGACGCTTCCGGCCTGGCTGACGCTGGCCGGCGCCGGCACGCTCAGCGCTATCGCCTGGCTGGTCTGGGAGTCACGCTACGTCTTCCTGGCCCTCGGCATCGGTATCGTCTCAGCCGCCATCCTGGCCACCGTCATCAGTGCTCTCGCCTCCGTGGCAACCGGCTGCTCATGCGTCATTCACGGGCCGAGGTGCAAGGGATGAGCGCGTACCGAATTCTCGTTACCGGATCTCGTCAGATCAGCCATCATGATGACGCTTTCGTGGTGCACAAGCTGGCTGAAGCAGCAGCGTCCGCGCTGGGAGCGGGGAGGCCGGTCATCATTGTGCACGGCCGCTGCCCTTATGGTGGCGTAGACTTGGCAGCTCATCTCTGGGCGGAGCGAACGCCGGGAGTTGAGCCTGAACCGCATCCAGCAGACTGGGATGCGCACGGTAAGGCGGCGGGCCCCATGCGTAACTCCGAGATGGTTGCCCGTGGAGCAGATGAATGCCATGCGTTTCCGCTGTCAAGCTCTCGCGGCACCATCGACTGTCTGATCAAGGCGATCAAAGCGGGTATTCCGACGCACGTCTGGCCGTTGCGATGAGCGCGACGTGGCTGATCTGCGTGCCCACGGTGCCGGCCAGGGCGGCGGCGCTGGGGCGCATGCTCGCTAGGCTGCTGCCGCAGACGGAGCCGTACGGCGGGCGGGTCAAGGTGATGGGCTGGCTGAACACCGGCACTCCGCGGCTGGCCGAGATCCGCGATGCCATGGTGGCGTACGCGGATGAGCAGGCGTGGGAGTACGTCAGCTTCTTCGACGATGACGATGTGCCATCCAGCACGTATGTGCATGACATTGTGGCCGCCATCGACAACCGGCGCCCGGACCACGTCGGCTTCTGGGTGGAGTACTACAAGGACGGCGTGTTTCAGGGGGACGTGGAGCACTCGCTGCGCTGGCCGCGGTGGGCCACGCTGCGATGCGAAGAGGGTGCGGTCAGCACCGTCAGCGGTTCGAAGGTCACGTGGACGCATAGCGGGATGCGCTTCCCAAAGCCGGTGCGCTTCGTGCGGGACTTCACCCACATCGATCCCATCCGCACGGAGATCGCTCGATGGGGGCGCTTCGCCGATGCCCGCCCGCACGCCGCAGAAGATCGGGCATGGTGCCGGTCGCTGCGTGACCGCCTGGCCGGCCACCTCGGCAGCAGCGAGGTGTTCGTCAACCGCGTGCTCTACAGCTACTTCTGGGTACCGGAGGGCAGCGTCTGGGATCATCCGTCCAAGTCCCGCGGCGCCTTCACCGCCCGGCCAGCCATCGACCACCCCAACTTCTTCTGGCATAAGGAATCACTGTGACCGATGCGCGCGAAGTCATCTCAGCGCTTGACTCACTGATGCCAACACAGGCGGTTGGCATATGCCTGCACTGCGACAAGCCGATCGTGTTCAAGCCGTATTTTCTAGACGGCAAGCTGCCCAACCCGCCCATCTGGTTTCACCCTCCGGGCTCTCGCACATGCGCCACGAAGCCGAAGGGCCACCGCAGCAGCTGGCCGATCGCCGAACCAAAAGACGAGAAGGAATCACTGTGACTGACCGCAAGATGCTGATCATCGTCCCTACCCGCAGCCGTCCGGAGAATGTGGCGAAGGTGGTGGACGCGTGGGAGTCCACTGGCGCCTTCGATGACGGTGCGCACCTTCTCTTTGCCTACGACTTGGATGACCAGAAGGCGCCCGAGTATCGGAATGCGCTGCACCACCACAAGGAAAGGTCCGGCGTATTCGGCACATCTGTCGCGGAATGGATGCCGATGGTGCACAAGCTGAACCGGGCGGCGAGCGCGGCGCTCATGGCGCCGTACTTCGCCATCGGGTTCGCCGGGGACGATCACCTGCCCCGCACTCGCGGCTGGGCGGGGCGTTACATGGATGCGCTGGCCGAGATGGGAACCGGCATCGTCAGTTGCCCGGACGGCTACCGCCCCGATCAGCTCCCGACGCAGTGGGCCATGACATCGGACATCGTGCGTGCGCTCGGCCGCATGGTGCCGGCGCCGGTGGAGCATCTCTACTGCGACAACGCCGTCCAGGATCTCGGCCAGGCGGCGGGCTGCTACCGCTACCTCGATGACGTGCTGATCGAGCATATGCATCCGTTGGCGAAGCGCGGCCAGTGGGACGTGCAGTACCACAACGTCAACAGCAAAACGCAGTTCAGTCGGGATGAATTGGCCTACCGAAAATGGAAGCGCGCAGGGAGCGTCATGCTTGGTCAGGTCCAGAAGGTGCGCGACCTGATGGCGGCGCACCGCGCCTGATCCGCACAGCGAAGCGCCGCCCATCGCGATGACGGGCGGCGCTTCTGCGTTGCTGAGCTACCGAACCACGCCTGCCCGCACCTCGCTGGCCGGGCTCACCTGGCTGCGCACACCGAACAGCGCGAAGCCAGCCAGGATCAGGCCGCTGACGCCGGCCACTGTCGCCTCACTGACGTTGGTGCCGTACTCGGCCAGCAGCGCCGCGGCGGACGCCGCCAGTCCGGAGTACAGCGCCGGCGCGATTGGCCGTGTGGCCGCCGCCGTGACGATGCCGGTGAGCAGCGCCAGGATGGCGGCGGACTGGCCGGCGTTCAGCCAGTCCAGGTTGACGCTCACCAGGAAGGTGAGCAACGCTCCGACGAAGCCGAGCACCAGTGCCGGTTCCCTGCCGAAAATCTTCATGATCTAGCCCCTTTTCCCCGAGCAGCCCAGTTGCCGCTCACGACTCTGCCAGCGGAGCAGTGTCTCTTCCAGCTCCCGCTGTTGCGCCTGCCCTGACGCAGTGGATGGCGGTGCCTCGGCGTACGCGGCCAGGCGGCGGTTGAGATCCGACACCACTTCGCCGCTCACCTCGCACACCACCTGCGTGACACGCTTACTGTTCGCCTGACTCAGCAGTACGCCCAGCACGGCCAGTGAGGTGCACACCACCAGCAGCATTGCCATGGCGTACCCGTTCACCGGCTGTCGCATGAAGTCCCGCATCCAATTGACCATCCTCTATCCAGCTATGGTACGGATGACGATGGGGATGGCGGCGCCGAGCCCGGCTCCGCTGGCGGTGAAGGCGATGACGCGGTAGCCGTTCCGCCGCCACCAGTGAAGCGCGACAGCAGCGCCGTCACCACCGGGATCTGTAACGCACCCGGCACCACGATCAGAAACAGAGCAATCCACATCGCTGTCTCGTTGGGCTGGGCCGGCGCCGCGGTGAAGATGCCGGTTTGGCTGTCCATCAACCACCAGCCGCCCACCCATGAGAGCACGTCCCGTATTACCGTCCATGGCCCTGGCCGCGTGCTCACTCATGATCCGCCTTTCCTGCCCCGCCGGTATTGCTTCGACGCTGGTCACAGCCTACGCGAGAGATGTTCGCGCCCTAGCCGATCAGGTAGTCGGACCCTGCCGCTCAAGCAACTGCTCCAGCATGTCTTCCATGCGCTCCAGCCGGGATTGCACGGAGCCGCTCACGTCCGGCGTAGCGGGGTTACCGTCGTGATCCACGGAGGCGGCGGCCACCGCGCCCTCAAAGGTGTACTCAGCAATCTGGCGATCACTCATGCCTGCCTCGCCACCCCAGCCGCGCTCGGCCAGCCGCGGGATGACCATGTCTCGCTTCTCCAGTGAAGCAGCCAACACGGCGTCTTTCAGCGCCGCCTTGCCGGCTGCGCTCTTTGCCCACGCGGTCATCTCGGTCGCGTTCATGTCGTCCTCCTTGTCGGTGGTGGTGGACTCCAGCCATTCGGCGTACGTCCACCCCATGTCGATGGTCAGAGCCTTCCACATGGCCCAGAAGTTGCCGATGATGTTGCGCCGGAGCGAATCGTGCAGATGCCAGTTGTGCGACAGATCGCTGCTGGTCTCGGGATCGTCGGTGTACTCGTTGTACCCCTCGACCACCCGGTCCGAGTCCACCTGGCCGAGCACGTAGGCATACACGTCATCCGGGCGAAGATCGTCCGGATCCTTCATCGCGTTGATCTGGCGCTTCGTGTACTTCGTGATCGTCTTGAAGTCGCCGCGCTGCGCATCCGGGAACGTCCAGTCGTGGCCGGCGCTCTTCGTGCGCCACCAGGGCCCCTCGCGGTCCGGCGCGCGCCGGATGCTGTGATCCGTCTTCGCGTTGCCCTGGCCGTGGTCGGGCAGGTTGTTGCCGATGTTGTGGTAGCCCGGCTTGTCGGCGTACGTGCCGCCGTTCTCACTGGCCGGCTCGAGCAGCTCGCGCATGCAGACCAGCCACCACAACGCGTCAGTCATCCGCGTCGGGTTGGGGTTCGCCTTCGGCAGTGTGAAGTCCGGCCGCGCTCCCCGCGGATGCGTGCGTGGATTCATGACCATCAGCGCAGCTCCTCTCCAATAAGCTTCTGGACGATCTCCTGATCAGCGGGCGCCGCCGTCACGATCTGCGGCCAGTGGCTCGACTCCGGCGGCGCCTGGTGCTGCCAGTGCACTCGCGGCTCCTGGTCGGGCACGCGCATCACATACCCGACGCACGGACGCTCACACCGCTCGCACGTGGCGTAGCCGGCGATCTCCGGCTGGCGCTGCCGCATCTGATCGGCATACCCCTGTGCGCGCTTCGCCGCCGCCCGCTCGTGAGAATGCCAGATGTAGTTGGTGACCACCGCGATGGCGGCCACCACCAGCCCCGTCGCCAGCAGCGGCAGCACGATTTCCGACACCACCACCCGAAAAGTCTCGTTCATCCTAACCTCCTCTACTCCATAGTTGACTACTTGTCAACTAGAGTAGCAGCGTCACGCCTTCGCGGCCGCGATGCCCAGCTTCGTCTTCAGCGCCGTGATCCATGCCGGCGTGTTCAGGCCGCGAACCAATGTCTCGTCAGCCACGGCGGTGGCGCGGCGATAGCGGGCCAGGAAGGCATTCACGGACAGCCGGTCCACAATGCCGATGGACGGGTCCACCACCACTACCTGCCCGGCCAGCACCGGCCAGTCGGCGTAGGCGCCGTTCGTCGGGTTGGTCTCGCGGAGCACCAGCACGCTGCCGTCATCGGACTGCACCGTCCACGTGTTTCCCGTGTACTGCGTGATCTGCTCGGCCGCTTCTGCCACCGCGGCGGCGCTCGCTTGCCCCGTGTACTGGGCGGCTACCAGTGTCCGAATGACGTACTCCAATGCCATGTCCGTCAACTCCTGTCAGTTATGGTGTCGAATCCGCGTTCGGCCAGTCGTAGGGCTCGAACCGGCCGTCGCAGTGCAGCGCGTGCGGACCGCGCTTCATGTTGCAGCGCATCGCGGTACCGTCCGGCGCGGTGTGCTCCGCCCCGCAGTCCAGCCACCCGAACCAGAGGGCGGTGTTCTCCAGGATCTGGAGCAACTGGTCGGAGATCCCGAACCGCTCCTTCTGGATCGTCAACGACTTGGTGAGGCTGCCGTTGTCGTGCCGCTCGGTCGCGGCCTTCCAGTCGGCCAGCATCTCGATCAGGTCCACCAGGGTCATGCCGTTGATGCCGGCCTCACCGAAGTGCTCCGGGTGGTGCCGGTTGTTCGCGTAGTGGTGGTCCAGTCCGACCTTCATCGCGGCGAGGAAGCCCTTGTACTCGTCGGACCCGTAGGTCGAGGTCTTGAGCTTGGGCGTGAACTCGTTGAACACGTTCTGCTCGGGCATCACGGTCTTGCTGTGGTCGTGCTCGGTGGAGCGCTCGACCAGCTCCCTGATCGGCTGGCCCATCAGCCTGCCGACGCGCAGCGAGTGCTTGAGCGTATCGGGGACGCTGTCGTACGCCATGAGGCTCCTTCGTGGTTACGTGGTGGAATCGCTTACGGGACGATGAAGCGGCGCGGCTTCGCGCGCAGCGTCGGATAGTTGCAGTTGGCGGCGTTGCTGGTGTTGCTCCGGAACGCCTGCATCGTCAGCGTTACCGCGCTCGCGCCAGCCGGGATGACGATCGGGTACTCGCTGTGGTGCGTGACGAACTGGGCGGCGTTGGTGAACAGGTTGTCGGAGTTGGCGATCGGACCGCCCGCACCGAAGCTGGCCGCACCCCACGTCATGCCGCCCGAGCCGGCTACGCCCACAGTGATGGAGGTCGCTGCGGCGGCAACCGTCAGCCACGCACTGAAGCTGACATCTACCTCCATGTCGAAGTCCGCACTCGGATTGGTGATCGAGATCGCCAGCGGACCGGGGGAAGGCAGGGTGGCTAGCGATGTAGCTGTCACCGAGATCGTCGAGTTGATGAAACCTGACACAGCGTCGGGCAGGTCGTGCAGCGTGTTGATCGCGGCGGCCAGCGCCTGCATGTCTTCCCAGACGCGGGGGTCATCGGTGCTGGCCGGATACGGCAAGCCATATGAAGTTTCCGGCATGATGTCCCCTTTATCCTCTTCGCCAGTTGATTGTGAGCGTCCATGCGGCGGACCAGGCACCGCGGCCGGCCAGGATGACGTACGGGGAGCCGTCCGACTCATAGACGGCTAGTCCGCCGGCCGTACCGTCCACCATCGCCTGAACCCATGACGTCGTGATCTGCACACTGTTCCGCGTCTCACCGCGACGCAAATTCGGCCCGTCGGCCACACTGCCCAGAGTCGGCGCCCCCGATGGGCGGGTGCGCTCGGCCACCAGTCGCAGCGTGGTGTCCTGCGCTGCGTTGGTGCCGCCCTTGTCGAGGCGGCGGATCCGAACATACGCCGATGTCACCGTGGCGCCGGCCAGCGAACGCGGCTTGGAGCCGTAGAACACACAGCCGACATGGTTGCCGTTGCCGCCGTACTGCCCCTGATAAACGTCATCCGTGTCGGTGCGCCAGCGCGAGCCCTGCCGCGAGCGCGTCTCCACCGGGGACACGATCAGCTTGCCCGTCACCACCACCGGCTTTGACGGCGGCGGCGGAGGGGACGGCGTATCGGGCACAGCGGGCGCCGCCGTCGAGGTGCGGCCGATGGCATACCAGGTATCGCCGGAGCGCACCACCAGCAGGCCATCGCCTGACGACACCGACAAGTCCCGCGCCACCTCGATGGTGACTGTCTGGCCGCCGATGTCAGCCGAGCACGTCGAGCCGGTCTTGCCGCTGGTGGCTATCGCCTTCAGTGTGCCGGGCACGAACAGGTCGCCGGGCATGTCACACCGTCCGCACGCGGAGCGTCATCGCGCCGCCGTCAGCGGTCAGCGGAAGCCTGGTGTTCTCCACGATGACCGGCACGGCGTCCAGCGCCAGCGCAGCGTCAGTCAGCGTGAGACGATCGCCCACCTGCAACGCCGGATGCGGCACCATCTCAACATCATAAGAGGTCGACGTGCTCCGCTTCAGAGTCTTCAGTCGCGACGTGGCGGCGCTGTTGGCCTGCGCCTGCGTGGTGATCAGCGGGCTGTCGAAGTACAGCGGCACCGCCAGTTCGTTGAACGGGCCGCCGTAACGCTTCGGCCCCGTGGTGTCATAGGCAACGCCACGCACCAGCCCGCCATCCGATGTCGTTCCCTGCGCCACCACGGCGTTGTACACGCCTTCGCGCGAGCTCTCGCCCGACGCTTCGATAACCGTGCCGCCGATCCCGCTGGTCAGCGCCAGCGAGACATCCGTGGCGTCATCGGCCGTGGTGACGTACAGATACCCTTCGGAGTTCACGTCGGCCACCGCCGGCCAGGCGGCCAGTGTGATGGACAGCGCGCCGAGCCTGTCGTCGTCGTAGTTGCTGTTCGCCGGGACGGCGCGATCCACCAACGCGCTGTCGAAGTCCACCGTGATGGCCGGCTCCACCAGCGCGCGGATGGTGCTTTGCATCGTCCCTGACGGCTGGAACGGCGACACCAGCCGCGCCTCCTGCACTTTCCACAGCAGCCCCGCCGCCTCCACCTCCACGGCGTCACCACGCGTCTCCGACTTGGTGACCACATACCAACCGCGCTGAAGCCACTCGATCTCGCGTGGCCCGGCGCCCACTCCGATCAGCACGCGGAGCATCTGCCCGTTGGCCGCCAGCGGAGAATCCACGGCAGTGGGGCTGTAGCTGACGCCGCGGCGGCGCTTCGGGACCGTCAGCGTCAACCGCTCCGGGACGCTGCTCCCGCGGTCTACCTCTTCCTGGCCGGCGTCCACCGGAATGTCATCGTCTACCAGGGCGTCGTCGTACCAGGACTCCACGCGAATGTAGCGCCGCTGATTGCCTCTCAGCAGCCCCGCCGCAACAACGTCCGAGATTTCGATCATGGCGTGTAATCACCCAATGCCGCGCCGAGATGGGTGGCATAGTCGCCTGCCCAGTCGGCGTAGGTGCCGGTGCTGCTGTAGAAGTCGGCCACGTCCTGATACGTGAATGCGCTGGCGGCCAGACCCTCCGACCACTCCTCCGTCTCCACGACTTGAAGCACCCACGTGCGCCGCTCGTCGGTGCCGTCCTGGCTGAAGCGCCGCTCTCGAGCCGTGATCACCGAGAGATAGGAGTCGACGCCGAGGTAGTCGGCGTTCGGCGTACGGAGCTGGAGCACACCTTCTGTGGCCGTGGCGATCAGCGTGCGGAACTGCTCCGAGCTGGAGTATGCCTCGAAGAAGATCTCCATCGTGCCTTCGTACTGGCCGAGCTCGCCCATCACGACGACGTTGCGGCCACCCACCTTGAACACGCTGGCCTGCGGCTCGTACGACTTCTCATCCCACGCCACGATCACGAACTCGCTCGCCTCGCCCGTGATGGCATCCGACAGCGCCGGCTTGCCACCAGCCAGGGTGTACGTGGCCGGCGCCGTGCTGTACTCGGCCACCGAGTTGACGACAGCAACGTAGCTGACTGGCACACCGAACGGCAGTTGCCCGTCCGTCACCACGAAACTCGGGTCCGTGGCGCTGGTCAGATCACCGTCCCGTACCGCCGTCCGCTCGCCACCGACAACGCGGTAGATCGTCACATCGTCCCCGAGCGTCAGTCCGGTCACGCTCACCAGGACCCGCGGCGGGAACAGATCAAGCTCGGTAACCGCGATCACCGGGGCCGAGCGCACCGCCCAGATCAGCGCCGCCGAGATGGCCGACGCGCCGCCGGTCACCGTGATCGAACCCGACGTGATGTCAGCTTCGGTGGTCTGGAGCAGCGTGTAGAGCGCCACGCTCATGTCATCGCCGGTGGTCTGCGATGTCATGCCCTGTGCAGTCCAGCCAGACGGCGTGGAGTACGTTGTCGCGTCGTCCTGCTTCCACGCGGCCAGCAGCAACAGCATGTCCGAGCCCGGAGTGTCGAACGCCGGGTATGCGATGTTGGCTGCGCTCACGTTGTCCTGCGCCGCAGCCGTGGTTTCCACCAGCGTGTCCAGCGCGGCACCGCGGCACTTCAACGCGCGGGCATAAGTGTCGGCGTTGGCCACGCCGCCCGCGAAGGTGATCAGCGGGATCGTGTCACCGGTCTGCCAGAAGCGGCCGAACATGCGGACGTTGGCGGTGGTGTTGGCGGCCACCGCCGTCCAGCCCGCCGGGGTGGCCGGCGCGCCCGCGGTGTTGCGGATCGCTGCCAAGATGATGACCAGATCTCCGGCGGCCAGACCGGAGGGCGTGCCCGGCGTGACGGAGGCGTTGTTGCCGGTGGCCGCCGTGCCCACCGTGATATTGCTGATCGTCATCGTCCGCCCCCGTCGCGCCGGCCAACCCGATTGCGGAACGCCGTGCGGTTACGGTCCGATGCGATCTGCTGGGTGGTGTAGTCCCGGAACGCCCGGCCGTCGAGATTCACCGCCACGTTGGAGGTGACGGACAGCGCGCCACCCACTCGGCGCCCGGAGCCCTCGCCGCCCGCGAAGCCGTGCCAGCTCCCACCGCTGCCGCTGTTGAGCAGCAGCAGCTCGCGGCGCAAGTTCACCGCCTCCCGTGCCCGCGTCAGGCCGGGCGTGAGGATGGTGATGCTGACCGTCTTGCCCTTCACCTGCGCGATCTCTTCGCGAATATTCCGCGCCGCCGCACTGGCCGCTGCCGTGTTCACGTTGATCTTAGTGTCGCGCTTGGTGGGAATACCCAACAGCCTGTTGGCGAGATCCCGCGCCTTCTGGCCGGTGATGCCCATGCTGTTGGCCACCGCTACCAGCCGGTTGCGCTGGGTATTCATGGTGTTGTTCACCGTTGCTGTGCTGGCGCCGGACTTCTCGAGGTTGGCGCGGTAGCCGTTCATGGCCGATGCGAGATTCGACAGCGCATCACGGTTCGCCCGCCCCTTCGCGGTGTTCTCCGAGAGCGTCTTACCGTTTTTTCGGGCAGCGGCTGTGGCGGCGTCCGTTGCCTCGCCCACCCGCGTCGCGTCGGAGAACAGCGCCGCGTTCGCGTCCGAGGCTGCTTGCGCCGCCCGCGCGTTGTCCTCCAACGCCTTGTTGTACAGCTTCATGTCGGCTTCGGTGGTGGCCGCAGCGTCACCCACTCGCTGAACGCCCTCGGCCGCAGCGAACGTCCCACCCTGCGAGCGGCGCCCGGAGTCAGCTGTGTCGTTGAACAGCTCATTCATCGTGCCGATGGTGGAGATCGGGATAACCTTGTCGAACTGCTCGAAGAGATACGTGACGCCGCCGAGCACCTGACCAAGGATTGTGATGGTGCCCGCGATCGACTTGAACGCCTCATCGAGCACCACGGCGTTGCCCTCGGCGTTGGCCGAAAGATCATCAAAGAATCCTTCGATGGACTGGCCCACCAGCTCGATGCCGTTACCCAGCGATTCCAGCACCGGCCCGGCGCGGCCTACCGCGACATCGATGCCCTGAAGCAGCGACTCGGTGAACTCAAGAGCCGAGTCGATGAGCGGCTCCAGAAACTTCGCACTGTTGTCGAAGATGTTGGAGATGAGCGGCCGAAGGTCGGTGAACTTCTGGCCGATCTTGTCGATCGAGCTGAGCACCGGAGCAATGAACGAATCAGCGTCCGTAGCCAGCGTCGCCAGCAAGTTGGAGGCGAGCGTCGTGCCTGCGTCCTTCACCCGTGAATCGCGAGCGGCCAGTGCCACGCCGCCGAGGATGCCCGCTCCCGCGGCGCCGCCGGTCACGGCCGAGCCGATCAGTCCGGACAGCACAGGCAGAGCGGCGCCGATCCCGGAGATGAGCAGCGGCGCGCCGAGGCTGGCCGAATCCCCGATTCCCTTCGCCAGCGACTTCGCCAGCTTCGGGGAGACGGCACCGATACCCTTCAGGATCGAATCGCCGGCGCTCTTCCCGAAGCGATCAAACTCCTTGTCGACGTTCTTGCCGGTGCGCCGTACGTTCTCCTCGAACTTCTTCAGTCCGGGGCCGGATTTGTCGTTGATCTTGGCATCAGCTTCGATGTCGCGGGGCACGAGTCACCCCCGCCGGATCTTGTCGAGAGCACGATCCATCGCGTCATCGGCGCGCTTCGTCCAGTCGTACTTCTCCCACATCGCGGTGAAGAAGTTCGCCGCCACCTGCTGCTCATACCAGAAACCACGGTTGCCGTACAGCGGGTGGCGGACACGGCCGGAGCGATCCAGCTCTTCGAGCTCGGCGCGATCCTGCTTCGTCTTGCGAGAAAGTTTCACCTTGAAGCCGGCCGAGCGCCCGGAGTCGCGGACCTTGACCGTCGCCTTCGCCTTCGCCACCCAGCTGCCCAGCCCGCCGCGCGCCGGCAGCGTCGAGATGGCGTTCGCCCGCACCTGCTTCAGGAAGAGTGGGAGACCTTTGCGGAACTCACGGCGCACCTCGTTGATGATCTCCTTCTTGCCGTTGAACGCGCGTAGCTCGTTGGCGAACTGCTCGAAGCTGACCGCCACCGCCCCCACCCCCTTCCGCTACTGCTGCTGGTGCATCTGCTCAAATCGCCGGTCCTGCGCTTCCGCCTGATTCAGCGCCGCCCACGTGTCCAAGTCTCGTGGGTGCCACTGAAGCACTTCCATCAGGCTCAAGCCGTTTGCCCTGGCAAACGCGATCGCCGCCTGCCTGTGCGTCCCCTCCGGCCAGGGGTTCAGGCCGCCGAAGGGTCCGGCTCCTGCTCATCCTCCGCGTCCTGCTCGGCTTCGTCCTGGTCGCGGCTGTGCACCTGAATGCACAGCTTCTCGTTGAACTCAGCCCAGCTCATAGCAATCACGCCTTGCCGCTTGGCCGCGTGCCACGTCAGGAAGCGGAAGCGAGTGTGCACCCACGCCCGCTCGTTCTCCGCTTCCGGCTGCGCTTCCCATGCCGCAAAGTCGCGCTGATCGGCCGTGACCGACAGCGCCTCTTCGCGCCCCTCAAGCAGGAAGTCGAGATTGATCCTGAATGCCTCCATCTGTGGGCCCCTTTCTGGCAGATGTTTGGCTGATCTTAGCTGGCGAGCGTCAACTGGAGATGGCGCTTACCACGGGCTGACCGACAACGGCGAGCACCGCTTCAAAGGTGGCGAACGCGCCCTGGTCGCCGCCCACCGTCACCGGCTGCGCCACCACGTTGAACGTGTACGACGGCTGGCCGACAACGCCCTTCTTCGGCTCCCACTCCACGGCCAGGATGTCGCCCGGCTCCGCGTCGTTGAGCGCCTTCACCAGCCCGCCCGTGGACAGCTTCTGAATGCCGGCGATCTCGAACGTCCACGCGGCCGAGTCGACATCGGTGAGGGCGCCGTCCGGCACCAGCGTGCGGACAGTCTGAGACGGGACATCCGGCACCAGCCGGGCGCGCGTCATCTGATTGGCGTAGTCGGTAGCGCCGATCTCGATCAACGAGTCACGGAGCACACCGATGTATCCGGTCGCAGCAGGCATTATTCACTCTCCCTGATGTTGATCAAGAAAGCCGGGCTGTCGGATGACATCCCGAGGTCAATGGTGTCGATGAAGGCGTACGGGGCCAGCGCGTCGGCCAGGTCATCCCGCAGACCCTCAATGAAGCTGTCCTGCGCCGCTTCGTCAGTGGGCGCCAGCAGCACCACCTGCCAGGCTGTCTCCCACGCTCCCGGCGCCACGTGCTGCGACGTCTGCCGCTTCAGCCACGCGTCGCCCTGCTTGGGAGCCTTCGGCCTGATGGCGTAGCCCTTGACGCCGGTCACGGTGCTCAGCGCCGCCGCCATGTCATCGCGCACGCTCACCGCTCAGCCCACCTTGATCTTGCGCCACGGCGCCTCGTAGCGCCGGATCTCCGCGTCCCGGCCAGGGGGGACGAAGGCAGGCGAGTCGAAGTCGCCATCAGTGCGCGGCTGCTCCGTGAGCTGGCGCCGCATCGCCAAGTTGCGGGCGGCGCGCCGCAGCAGCGCTTGTCGAAGGTCATCGGGGTACGCGGCCGGCACCTGGCACACGCGGCGCTGATTTGCGCTCTCCGCGTTCAGTGCGTCTGTCAGCTGCTCATCCGTCCAGCTGTGCGCGCCGGCGCCGCCAAGGTAGTCATCGAGATCTTCGAACGTCGGCAGGTCGCCGTTCATGGTGATCTCGGATACCACTGACTGGAATATCAAGCTGCCCTGCGTAGCCGTGGTCACCGCGACGATGTACCGGCCAGGGTCCTGCGGTGCGAACGAAGCCAGGTAGTGACCGAGCCCCAGCGCCGTCTCCGCCTCGAACTCGATGGCCGGCGTCACCGTCGAGCCGGCAGGGTCGATGACCACCAGGACCGGCGCCTCCGTGGAGCACACGCGGATCTGCCACAACTGGCCAACCGCAAGATCCACATATGCATCGCTCTCAGCGCTGATCATGATGGTCACCTCCCCTCCGTCACTGCTTCACTTCGCTTGCCCCGCGGCGCCGGGGCCACCTGAGCGCCGCGGGTGTCTACTTGTCGCCCACCGGCCTCGCGGCCTTCCTGGCCGGCGCCGCCTTGGCCGCCTTCTGCTGCGCCAGCGTGCGCTCGTTCTCCGCCTCGCCCTGCGTCACCAGGTCCGCCTTCTGGCCCTGCGTCACCGCGAAGGCGTCACCGGTCACCGGGTCGACCCCGGTGAACTTCTCGCCCGCCCGGATGTGGCCGCCCGCCGCCTGCTCCGCGTCCGTGCCGGCGTTCTCCGCCGCCATGCGCTCGGCGCTCTCGCGAGCCACCTTCTCCGCCGAAGCGCGCGCCTCCGAGCTCAGTGTGTCGAGGTCGCCGCCAGCGGCCACGTTCAGCAGCGCGCTCTGCGTGGCATCGGTGCTGGCGGCAACCGCCGCGTCAGTCCGCTTGTCGTCCTTCACGATCTTCTCCGTTCTGTTGAGCGCCCCCGAAGCGGGGCTTTGTGGGGTGGGGTACCCGCTCCGGGGGCTGCTCAGTCAGAGGATGGTCAGCTGCCGACCGGGTCGGTGATGACCTGGCGGACCCCGTTGATGTCGATGTTGGCCACCGCGATGTCACCCCAGATGCCCATCGTCACCTCGGACAGCTGCGGGATACGCGTGCTGCTCTGCACCGTGGCGCCGAAGTCCCAGTCCAGGCGCTCCGGCTGGCTGGCCCACGTGCGGACCACCGCGGGGTCGAAGAGCCAGCTGTTGACCGGGTCGGTGCCGGTGGCCGCACCGAGCGCGTACGCGCCCACGACCGTGGTGCCGCCCACGTCCATCGTCTTGTAGAGCGCCGTGGTCTGGCCGTTGGCGTTCTGCGGGTTGATCATCGGGAACAGCGGACGGCCGGCGTCGTCCGTGACCCGCGCGAAGATCCGGTAGAGGAACTGGTGCGCGGCGAACGCCGACATGGTGTTGCCGCCGCGGATGAACTGGAGATCCGCGATGGCGGCCAGGAAGCTGGCGACCGTGGCCTGGTCCTCGTCGTTGTCCGCCGTGCCGGTGGGCACCGTGAGGGTGATGTCCGCAGCCGCCGTCAGCGTGGCCAGGAACGTGGCGATGGCCGCCTCGCGCGCCTCCGAGTAGCTGCGGAGCATCTGGTCCCAGATGACCGCGGAGATCTGCGGGTTGCCACCCCGGCGGATGGCGTGGCGGGTGATCTCCACCTTGCCCCACAGCGCGGTCGGCGTGACCGTCTGCGTGGTCACCGTGAAGGCGCCGACATCCGGCTCCACACCCTCCGTGGCCGCGCTCACCAGGCCGCTCGAGCTGTTGTACTTCGGCAGCTCGAAGGGGCGGCCGTCCGTGGTGCCGGAGCCGGTGAGGTCCCAGAGCGGCGTGGCGTAGTCACGCTGCGGGTACCACATGTCCGGCCGCTGCACCTTGGGGATCAGGCCGGCCACGTCCGTGGTGTCCACGTCCGCGAACGCCGCCTTCACCAGCGCGTTGACGCGCTTGGCGGCGCCGCCGTGCTTGTCGTTGTTGTTGATGGCGTCGAACAGGTCGGTCGAGAAGTCGTACTCGGCGTCCGACCGGAACACGTGGCGGCCAGACTTGCCGCCCAGTCCGGGCTGGTAGTGGAAGCGGTACGGCAGCGGCTCGCTCACCGCGGTCGCGGCCACCCGCACCTCCCGCGTGGTGGGGTCCACCACCGGCACCGTCTCCGGCGCCACCGGCTGAGCCGGCTGCACCTGGCCGCCGATCGCCGCGGTCTGGCCGCCGTTGATCATGCCGAAGATCGCCTTCACGTCGTCCATCGAGAACGACGCCTTCTGCGGCGTCTGCGATTCGGCCACCGGCGCCTGAGCGGCCGGAGCGGGGGTGGGGGTGGCGGGTGCCGGCTGCGTGGCCGGAGCCGTCTCCGTGGTCTCCTGGTCCGGCATGGCCGGCTCCCTTCCTTCATCGCTCGCCCGCACGGATGTGAGGCGAGAGTCATCGAACGCGGGCATCCCGGTCAGGGACACCTCGCGTAGTGCGTACTGGCGCACCAGCATGGCGCCGGGATGCTCGGGATCGGGGGCGAAGTCTTCCTCCCGGAAGTCCACCCCGATCGACAGCCCGTCCAGCGTGCCATCAGCGGCCAGGGCCAAGGCGCGATCACCATCCGCGCCGGGCGCCACCTTGAAGGTGACCACCAGACCGGCATCGGTGTCCTCGATCTTCAGCGCCTTGCCGAGCAGCTGGCTGAAGTCGTGGTCACGCAGCAGCTTCACGCGGTTGATGGCACTGTATTTCGCGCCGCCGCGGGCGAAACGCCAGTGCATGCCACCGTTGCGCGCAGTCTGATTCCACGGCACGGCCAGACCCACGATGATGCGGCGGCCTTCGTCCACCACGAAGGCGGCATCCACCTCGGGCGCGTCGAAGGTGATCGACTCCCGGGCGAACGTCATACCGCCGTCGCGCTTGAAAGCGGCAGCGTACGCGCGCCGCGCCAGCTCGATAGGTTCACCCACAGTCGCCTCCCCGGCGTCGATCGGCTGCCGCTCCGGCGCCGGCTCCATCTGTTGCTGACCGGGCGCTTCGACAGGCACCGCTTCCGGCGGCAACCCCTCCACCCTGGCCGCCACCCACTCCCGCGTCACCACGCCGTTGCGGATCTGAATCTCGCTCACCTGAGCACGCGTCAGCGGGTCAGCCTGGAGATATTCGTTCAGACCGAAGCGCACCTTGTAGCCGCGCCGCGTTACGTCAAGCATCGTCAGCCGCTGCGAAATGGCGGACATAAACGGCGCCAGAAGCTCGTTGATCTTGTCTTTCCGGCGGTCCGTCGCATTCTGATATGTCCGCGATGTCTGACTCTCGCCCACTTCTTCGGGGTCGAGCCCCAGCATGTTGGCCAGGTCGAGGTTGACGCGCGACTGAAGCTGCGCCAGCTGGAGATCGGCAGGCGTTGGCTGCTGCACCGCGTTGTACTTCAGCGCCGCCGGCACATACGCCGTGCTGCTCCGGCGCCGCGCCTCAGCCCACGCGGCTAGCAGCGCCTCCACCTGAGCGCTCGAATCCTCACCGAACGGATCACCATTAGTCGGATCAGCGGGGCTGAAGTAGTCCTGCGGCCGAGGGTTGTCCGCGTAGCCCTGAGCGGCCAGGGACAGCGAGATCGCCCGGAGCACCACCTGAGCCGCCACCCGCATCAACGGCGGGTTGGGGCTGTCGAAACGGATCACGTCCGAGTACGGCACCTCTTCGCCGCCCATCCACACCACACCTTCGGTGGGCAGATCGGACGGGAGGTATTTCGTCTTGTATCCCGGCGGCGGCGTCATGCTCACCGTGCTGGTGGCGTACTGCACCGCGCTGGATGGGCGGCCACCGGAGCGCGCCGCCACGCGCCACCACGCCACGCCATCGAACAGCAGGTCTTCGATGGTGCTGGCCAGCGTCACCACGTTCGCTACGTTGGGATCGATCTGCTCGAGCAGCAAGTTGCGCTGCACGCGGTTGAACGGATCGATCTCCTCGAGTGGCAGATTCGAGATCCCGCAGATGAGGTTGCGCCCCCGCAGCACCGCGGGGATGGTCATCGCCTCTTCACGGCCGGCCAGGCTCGCGCGGCCGTTGGGCTGCTGGCCGAACATTCCCCGAATCAGCAGCGAGTACGGCGCCGATTCATAGTTGAACTCACGGGACGGGGCGTCACCGAAGGTGCGCCTCACCCATGATTTCAACCCCATGGCCGCGATGGTACACGATGCGCACGTGCTTACGATCTACGTGCGCATACGCAATAGTCAGCCGCGGAAGGCGGCCAGCACGGCCAGGGCCAGCAGCACGGCGCCCACCAAGATGCCCCAGCCCGCGGTCATGCCGGCGCTGCGCCCGTCACGGTTGCCGAGCCGATCACGGAGATCAGCTACCTGCCCCCGCAACGCGTCGATGATCTTCTCCAGCGCTTCTATCTCCGGCTTCGTGGCCACGCCGCCGCGGAGCTCATTCAACAGATCAAGCCTGCTGTCGATGCTGGTCTTCGCTTCGGCCAGGGCTTTCTCTGAAGCCTGAAAGCGCTGCTCATACCGCTTGTCGCGCTCATCTATCACGTCGCGCAGGTGCTCAGCTTCCCCCACGTTCACGATCTCCATCACCCTTCGGCGTCAAGATCAACCCTGTCATGGTCGGCTTCGGCGGCATGGTGCGCGCCAGATGGGCGGCGGCGGCCACGCCGTACGCGGTGTCGCAATGCCCCTCGCCCTTCCGGCTGAACCGCCACGTGTCCCCGCTCCACAGCTTCATGGAGCCGGTCACCTGCTTGGTCAGCAGCTCCTGACCGGAGTGCAGAATGTCGCCGGCGGCCACCATCTCGGCAAAGCCCATGCACACCGCGTTCACCTCGCCGCGGATCTCCTCCACATCGATGCCCGGCCCGAACTTCATCTCAGCGGCCAGGGCAGCGGCGCCGCCGCCGGGCAACCACCCCACCTTCCGCGGGCGCACCTTGCGCACCCAGCCGGGGAGGGCGGAGCGGAGCGCCTTGGCCGCGTTCGGGCCGGCCCACGAATGCAGCACCTCCACCCGCACCTGGCCGGTGTCCAGCAGCGCCGCCACCGAGACGCTGGCGTGCAGCCGGTCGGGGGAGAGCTCCGGCACCAGCGCCAGCCGGTTGCGCATGGTGTCCAGCACGCCGGGCTTCTCGCCCAGCTTCCAGCCCTCCGGACTCACCGCGGGGTCCATGGCCGGTACGTACATGCACATAATCTCCGTCTTGAATCCGGAGATCTGCTCCTGATCACCACTCTCGATGGCGGAGCGCGCATCGGCCAGCAGCGAGCGCATGCTCACGCGGTGGTTGGCGTTCGGGTTGGCCATCGCCAGCGCCACCGGGTCGAGCATGTCGGAGCCGGTGGGAGCGCTGTACTCCAGCAGACACAGCTCCGGATCATCCAGTTCCATGCCGAGCTCCGCCGCCCGGATATTCGCCTCCCCGGTCTTCCGGAGCGAGAGCAGCACCACGGAGCGCTGGTCACCCATGTTGGTAATCCACCACCCCTGGCCGTACGGGCGCGCGTTCAGGGTCGGTTTGATGGCGTTGAACGCGCGCCAGTTCTGCTGGAGCCGCAACTCGTCCACCACGAAGCGATCGATCGATCCGCCGCGGCCACCCTTCTCGTTGGCCGCCTCGATCATGTACTTCGAGCCGAACGCAGTCATCCAGTGCGGATCGTTGTTGTCCAGACGCAGCGTGCCGAATTCCGCGGCCAGCTCCGGGGTAGCTCGAGCCGTCTTCTGAGCGTCGATCCACACGCCCTTGGCCTTGCTCAGCGTGGAGTGCTGGCCGACCACCAACGGCCACTGCTCCACGAACAGCCAGAACAGCGTCAGCACCAGCAGCAGGAAGCTCTTGCCGTTCTGCCGCGCCACGATCAGCAGCACCTTCTTGAACCGAGGCCGGCCGTCCGGGAGCAGCTCCCCTGCGTGGATCACCACCCAGCGCTGCCACGGATCGAGCGGAGTACGGAGCACCTCGCTGGCGAACGTGATCACGTCAAAGCCGTAGCTGGTGGCCGGTGTCAGCTCCCGGAGCGGAGGCGGGAACAGCCGCGGCTCCACACTCCCCTTAATCTCGTCGATGCCGAGCGGAGAGCTGCTCACTGCGGCGGCCGTGCTCACTACGCTCCGGCTTTCCGTGCTCCGGCGCTCCCGCGGAGCAGAGTGAGCGCGGTCGGCGGCATGTTGCTCACCTGGCCCCCCGCTCCCGTGCTCCCGCTCTTCTTCTCCTGCCGCCCCGCCGGAGTGAGACCGAGCGCAGTGAGCGTCGCCAGCAGCTTCGGGCCGAAGTCGGAGACGGTGCTGTGCTCCGCGAGCACGCCCTTGATCCGATCCCACGCATCGTTGAGCTGCTGCTGCTGCGTAATGGTCATGTCGGCGCCGGCGCGCTCCACCGCGTCACCCACCAGACGCACCGCCTTGCCGTACGTCGCCGCTACCTTCGCCTCATCCAGCAGCGCGGCGTACCGCTCCGCCAGCGAAACGGCGCCGTCGTCCAGCACGTCCAGCCCGGCTCCGGCCAGGGAGCGCGCCACCGCTTCCCCGATCGGCTCTCGCGCCGGCTCATTGATCTCCACAGGCCCCATGGCCGCATGGTAACGCGAAGCGCCGCTCCGATGTATCGGAGCGGCGCTCTAG